GTTATTTTATTTAATTAGAACGGAAGGTCTCCGTCAGGTTCGTCGTTAGATTGTGGGTCTACATATGTAGATTTTTTGGAACCTCCACCGAATGATTCGGTTTCAACTGAACTGTCTCCGTAAACGTATCCACCTTTATCCGAATCCCACTTAGGAGTTTCTCCTCTTGCAATTGCCTCAAGGTAATCAACAGGTTTCTTAGAATAAACATCCAACCATGTCAACTCATCTTCCATCCAAGCCTTTGCTTGTTGTTTGTCACTATGCACTGGAGCTGGGTCGTCATACATAATAGTTGAAACTGTAGTATACTCTTTACCCTTTGGGGTTTTTGCTTTAGCAAGTTCAATGACTAAGTCACGTCCTTTTTCAGGGTCAGTAATGTCTCCTTTGTTTCTCCAAATAGGAATAATTTTGTCGAGGATACCATCATTCTTGAAGTTGTGTTTAAATCTCCAAAACTTTACACCATCTTCTTCGTGGTCTCTATCAATTACTTTCACAATATAGAATTTTCGTGAACGATACTGAGCCGCCAATAATTTGTCAGACTCTTTACCTGTAGACATCAATTCTTCGTAAACCTCATTCAAAGGTGAACGTTCGTTGTCATTTTTTCCTGGATCGTAGAATTTCTGCCACTGTCCACCCACTTGAATTTCGTGGTACCATGCTTCTTTGAATGGTGATGAACCATCTGAAGTTGGAAGAATTCTCACTCTTCTCTGTCCTGATTTCTCTTTGTCTCCTAAGATTAAAGCGAAATACTTTTTCATTCTTTCGTCTTGCGACATTTTTGATTGGGCCCCGCCCCCTTGTTGTGATTTTTCGTACTGTGCCAATACGGCGTCTAATGAACTCATCATGTTTTTAATAGATTAAATTAATAAATTGTTTATACAAAAATAAGAAAAAAGATGACAAAGTCAAACAAAAAAAAAGGTACCGAGAGGTACCTTTTATGTAGTTTGTTCGATATTACCTGAACGATGTTTTATAGACTTCCTTATCTAAACCTCCACCAGGTTGGAACGAATTTTTTATATCATTTACATTAATATCTGTAACCTCGTCAGCAGTCAAAACATAATCATTTTTTCCTGTCTTTTCCATTTCGTCTTGCTTATCATCAAAAAATTGTGAAAGTTTTTGACTGAATGGATAAGAGTCATAGGTTCTTAACTCTAACTTTTCTTGTGGAGTTTTTTCTCTATACTTCTCTATTTTAGTTTCAAGAGAGTTAAGTTTATTCATGATGTTATCCATCTCACCTAACTTAGATTGTAAATCATTAAGTTGGTTGAATAAATTGTTGAAGTACTCTTCTTGTTTGGTTTCGATATTTTTTTGTGAATCTACCAATTCAGTAATATCTAATTCTTCCGAGCCTGATTCTTCTCCTCCTTCTTGTGATTCACCTTCGTCATCAATTTTCTCAACGTCAGGGTCTGACTCAACATCAATTGGTTGTGGTCCAGCTCCTCCTCCCTCAGGTGGCAATGGTGGTACTGCCTCAGATGGTGCTGGTGCAGGAACCTCCCCAGGTACTGGTGCTAATGCACCTAATGCATCTTGTTCTAGCGTTACACCAGCTTGCTCTAATATATACTGATTGATTTTTCTATGTCTTTCAATCTCCTTAATAATTTTCTTATCTAAACTCATGGTTTAACCGTTTAATAATGTTTTTATTCCGTTGGCGGTTTCTACTCTAACCTTTCGGTTTGCAGTAGTTTGATGACCCGCTCTTTCGATAAGTCCATCCCTTTCTCTTACTGTGTAACAATCACCTGTATCCAAGTCACAAACTTGTTTGGTTCCGTCCCCGTTGTCTTCTTGAGAATATCTAACTGATTTACCAAGATAATTGTCTAACGCTGTTTTAATGTTCATAAGAATCTTTTTATATAAATATGTTGTTATGTTATAAAGTAAAAATATCACTCACAACTGTTTGTTCAAGTACTTCTCCGTCAATAGGAGATGTAAATCCATACGGATAGTACTTAATTTGTAATCTGAATACCCCTTTAGAATTTATTGTCATTTCATTTGTATATCGGGTACCAGAATTTCCAAAACTATTGAATGGAACAATATCATAATTGTTATCCAATATACTTATTCCTCCCCTATTTTGACTTTGGTAACTTTGTCCTGAAGGGACAGTGAAATTAAAAGTAATATAACCACCTGAAGGTTTTTTAATATTGTAGTAAGTTTGACCCTCACCTTGTATCGTATCAGAATCAGGAAGTCTCACAATCGAAAGTTGTTGTTGAGGGAATGTTGGTAAAGTTTGATTGACTGGAATATTTTCAACAGGTACTTGATTTTGATTTGGTAATGTATACCAAATTCTGAAAGGAAACTGTCGTTTGACAGGAGATTCCGCCCCTTTATACGCATAAACTGTGAATATAATATCAATTTGAGTTTTCCCCTCTATTTTAGGCACACCATCCAAATAAAAAGATTCAATTTCTGATAATGTTATATTAAACTCATTATTAGTCACTTGGCCACCAACTCCTTGGATTTTTTGGGTAACCTTCTTTCTTGTAACTTGATTATTTGATTCTTCCAATATATATACTTGAGCATTTTGGTCAACATTAGATCCTATAACCCATCCTGACAACTCGGGATTTATTTTTACATTTAATGATTGGGTTTTACTTTCATTTAATTGTATTGTTGTATCAATAAATGTAGGTGGCCCAGTTTGTTGTGGATTCATATTCTCACTGATGACATTGTAACGTTCTGTAATTTCGGATTGAATGTAAAATTAACTAAAGTTACAAATTCTCCGTATTCTGTAGTCACAGTTATTCTTCCAGTTGCAACATCTTGTCCTGCAGGGATAGTAATTGCCGGTAAGACAAATCGTAAAGTTTCCTTATTAAATACTGTAATGTTATTGATATCAACATTTTGTCCCGCAACAGTAATAGACTTCACAGACTCAAAGTTTCTACCATTGACTTGGACTATTGTTCCTGTATATCCTGCCGCTGGTGAGAATGTAGATACCACAGGTGGAGGACAAGTTTGACCAATATTTGGAGGTATAGGAGACGGAGTTGGAGTGACTCCTGGAGTTTTACCCTTACTTTCGGTATCTTCTATTTTAATTTTAAATTCAATAGACAAAGTAGTATCTGTCAATCCGGCCTCTACTGCCGATTTAAGACCTTCATACATTGTGTCTTTAGTTTGTTTGAACGTACCGATATTTGAGTCATAATAACTTTCTTCTATATTTGTTGTTGGCCAATAACATACATAATACTTTACCAATCCAAGTCTTAAAATTCTTTCAATATTATTAAATAATCTACCCGACATAAAATTTACGTATGAATCCAAAGACGCAAAATGGGCGATTGGCTGAGAAGAATTAGATGCCGGACTTGTTTTAACATTTACACAACTATAGGTTTTTTGAATTTGAGAAACTTGTCCATACAAATTTGTTTCTAAAGAAATTGTACTAAGGTTATAATTCCATGCATTAAAACTTCCAATTTTTGTGTTTGCGTCTGGTTGAAATGTTCTAACATATGAAATACAATATATAATAGTTTGTAGAGTAGGATCGTTTGGTATTAATCTTTTCAGCGCATCTGCTAATTCTTTAGGAGTAATTTTTGTTGACACTCCATTTTCCGCAATATATCCACCATTTAAATAAACAGGGTCCGTTATTTTAGATGTACAAGAATTTGTTGTATCCAAAGTATTATCCGCCTTCTGTACTACTTGTGTTGCCTTTACATTGTTTGTAGTCGCACTAACCGTAACTTGGTCTTTATTAATTTTTAACAATTCCTCAAGTTTCGTAATTAAATTTTGATTGATACTTTGTAAGAAACTATCAATCGCTGGCAAATCAAAAATACCCTGTCGGATACCTTCGAATGTAGTTTGAAATGACCCAGGTTGAATTGAATGACTAACACTAGTAATCATGTAAGGGCCATTAAACATCGGAACATGCCTAACATTAAAATACATTGTTGGTTGTATTAAGGCGTTTCCTAAACTTGTAACGGAAGATTTATAGGACCTATTTTTGTATAAATTATACAAACTATTATTCTGAGTTGCAATAGATCTTCCAGACGCTTGGTCCACCATGTTTAGTTGAGTATTTATCGCCTCAGAGGTCGCGACACCATTATCCTGAGAAACCGTAAATGAATAAAATATATTTTGATTTCTAGTACCGACATCAACATTGAATCCAACACACTTGTTAGACTTATCATAATCTGTTTTTCCATTTTGGTCTTCTAAAAGAGGGTTTTCAGAAGCCCTTCTCATATCAAAGGCATCATCTCTAAATCTAAAATTCCCTTTAGGTAAATTCAAATATTGTGAAGGTTTGCCAGTATAAAAACAAACCATCTTTGGCCCTGAATCTCTATAGTCCACGTCCAAGAATGTACCCCACAATTTATTTGCAAATTCTAATGACCCTTCAGGTTTTGGTGTTGCAACACCACCCACATCTTGTACGTTGTAAAAATTAACATACGCAGGTAATGGCATCACCGTAAAATTATTTTTAATTAAAATTCCACTTATAAATGTGAATACACTCATTGCTTGATTAAGTGAATATTGTCCTGATTCACCACCAACACCGAACATGGCTTTTAAATCGAATATATCAAGTAAAATTGTATCTCCAATGTTTCTAGACGCTCTATCCAAAAACAACATGTCTTCAAATAAAGTTTTAGTTTTATAGTCTCCACCAGCAACCCACTTATCATTTAAGGCTTTAAAAACTTCGTAATTTTCAACCTTACTTTGTTCTCCCGTTATCACACTGTTAACAACCCGTTCAGGTAATTGTTGTTGATTCGGAAGTGCCCTTCTCACTCCAGTCAACACCCCATTCAAGAAATTATTTTGTAAACCAACTTCTTGTCGTAGGTATTGATTTAATTGATTTTGGAACTGTGCTGCACTTATATTCGGATTATTTAATTTTTGTGTTGCATACATTTTAATAATCGGAGCCAACAATGTCACGTTTTGACTAGTAAACTCAATATTATTATCTATGAAAAAGTCGGTTATATAAGAACCTAAAGAACTATACCTTACATTAAGTATTGTCGAAAATCCTACTTCAGTTTCAAGAGCAAGCCACGCTTGCCTATTATTAGCTTGGGATTGACTCAATGTCAAATTACTTCCCGCTTGAGGTAAAGAGTTTGGTACATAAGGATTGAATGTGATTGGGTCAACTACTACGTCAGTATTGTTGTGAGACAAATAAGAATCAAATATTCGTCTTTGATAGTTAGACGGATTACCATATTTGAATACAATATCATAATCCATAAATGACCTTATTCCACTTTGAAATAAAGAATATTGATTATTAATTGTATTCGTAAAATATTGTTCGTCTGTTTCTCCTTGAACCTTTGACGGAACTGTCATCAAACTTTTGAAAAGAGATTGAAAGTTTTTGAAGTTAGCATTCAAATTGACCGTAGACTGTCCAAAAGTTGAGACCTCCCCACTTACACTTGCATTACTAATTGGTTTACAAAAATTTAAAAATTCCAATTCAAACACATCTAAAATTTTCTTTTCAAAAACTGAAAATACTTCTTCGATTTTTGTGTATGTATTTTGAGTTAAAAAGTGTAGTGGTGTCTGAAAAGTTGAACCTGTGGTAATAAAATTTAAATAAGAATCTGGTTCGGGAAACGTTATTTGGTTATTATCGAAATATCCAAAATTTGGCGCCGGCCATAAACATCGAACAGACCCATTAAAAACACTTGAGTTGTTAGTCAAATCTACTACGGTACTAGGTGTTGTTGTTAAATTTTGAATACAAGAATTAACAGTCTGATTGAATGGTGTACCAAAAGAAGGTATTACAAAATAATCCCCACCCTTAGTATTATCTTTAGGATTACAATCAATAGGAACTTCGGGGCTAAGATTAGGTAATAATACCGACCATGTATTTAATCTCAAACTTTTATCCCCCTGTTTAGCATTAACAATATTTGAGGAACTGAAATTGTATATTTTCATTCCTGCATTAACACTATTTTGAATTTCAGTGTCTGTATAATTTTGATACAAATCATATCCATTATAAAAAACACTAAAGTCATTGATTAGTTTAGGATAAAATCCTACTTGCATTTTAATATCTGAATCAGTCTCACTTTGTAATTGTATATTGGTTTCTAATTCTGAATATTTAAAAGAATATGTTTGGGTAGTTGAACTTGTTGGTGGATAGTAATTTCCAGCATAATCAAAGTTATTCCAAGCACTTTGTAATATGTCAACGTTGGATTCCTTATACTTCTTGTATCTATGCCATATAGACCCATACTTTAATATCCAAGCATATGGTAATTTATGTATTGCCCCAAATTTTTTCAGTGAAGAAGATATGTAATCAAGTTCCGAAACAACATCATTAGAAACTGATTTATATTTTTCCCTCAAAGTTGCCAAAGGTAACGAATTCAGGAATAAATAAGCCGCTTGTACATATGGATAGTTATTTCCTGAAATTCTAGAGTTGTATACTCCGTTCTGAATTGCGTTTACAAAATAAGGTGTATTCAACATTGAAGTGGTTCTCCTAAACGCTACAACGGATGAAATCCCAGTAAATGCGGGAACAAATCCATCAACGAGTCCTTCTGTCGCAATAAAATTGTCAGGGGTTCTTTGTAAAAAGAATAAGGTCAAATTATCGTTTCCTGAATTGAGTGCCCCGTCGGTTGAAACCTGTACAGAAGGATTACTATTTAATAGATATGAAAAATTCGTTACTGGTCTAT